TTTTATCCCAAAGAATCCAAACTTGGAATTTTCCTTGTTTGGCAGTATCTAAAACAAATTCAGCATCTGAAAGTTGACCTGAATAAAGTAGGGCTTGTTTAATGTCTTTTTCAATTAATCCCCATACCTTGTCAAGTTCTTTTGTAGGTATTCTGACTAATTCCATAAATATAACAATTTTGCAAGGATTTCAACTATGTTATTGATAGATAGCTGATGGTTAAATCGGCTGCATCCGTACTGCTCATTGTTGCTTTTAAAATGTCTGTTTCTTCCAAAATTAAAGGTTTGGTAATCAGTTCTTCGGCTGTATTAGCCGTTAAAGCATGGGTATTTAATATTTTATAAGTCACACTAGCTGAAGTGTCGGTTACTTCAAGGGTAATAGTAGGTGTGTTAGAGTTATTATTGCTAATATTAATAGATTTAATAATTAAACTTTCCCCACTAGCTGCCGTTAAAACCGAAGTTTGGGCAGTTGTGGCAAATGCCTTCCCTGTAAATTTATAATTATGTGCCATCTTTTTTATCTTCTTTGGGTAAATGGGATAGTAAATGTTGTAATTTTCCGTAATTAGAATCTTTAATATCTAACCACTTATCTATCTCTTTGTTTATATCACTATGTTGGGCTAAAGCTAAAGGATTATTTAATAACAATTTAATGTTCTCATCCGCTTCTAAAACTTTAGATTCGTATTGTCTTTTTAAAGATTCTATTCTTTGTTTCATTTTCCTGCGTAAAAAATTGAAAAAAAATTATATAAAATTCAAATTTCAAATATTATTAGCAGGGAAGCAATGGGGTGGTCCATTACTCCCCAGCAAATAATATATCAGCCTTTGAACCAAGAAGGGAGTCCTAAATGCTTTCTTTTATCAAATTTATTTTTATCCGCTTCTTTAGAAATTTGATTATAATGTAAAAAAACCTGAACACAATCTTTTCCTTCAAACGCTTCTCTCCAATGCTCCAATTCACACCCTGAGTAAATTAACATATCGCCTGGTTTTAAATCTACTTTAATACCTTTAGCGTTGCTTTCTACTGTTATTTTTTTACCATCAGGAATACCAACATTTTCATTTGGACTTAAATAAATAGACCATTTATCTCCACCAAGATTTAAAGTAGTAGAGATTTCACAACTAAATCTATCTTTATGTCTTTTTAAAATATCTCCCTTTTTATAAATTCTTGCATAAGAATAAGTGGGTGATAATTTTAATCCAGTATGTTTCTCCATAGCTGGTTGAACCCAAGTTAATAAAGTTTCCATCGCTATATCGGCATAATGAGAATAGGTTTCAGGAACTTGTTGGTCATTCCATACCCCCCATTCTTCGGTAAATTGAGAAATATATCTTTCATCAAAAAGAGTTCTAGCTACTTTTCTTTTTAATAAAAAATATTGTGTAACAAATTTAGCTAATTGTGGACTAATTGCTTTTTTTAATACAGTATATTTATTTTTTTGGAAGCTCATCTTTTTTTTTCATTGAGGTTGTTTTAGATATGGTGGATGGAACAGCTTGAATATTCCAATGCACAAATCTAAATGGATCTATTCCCATATCCACAGGATATTGATGGGGAGTATAACCAGGAATTAGAACCATTGTTCCAGGTTTAATTTTATAATGGACTGCTTCATTGGCAAATGTAATTTTATTTCCGTCTTTTTGTGGAAGTTTAGTCATTAAAGCACCTGGTCTAGGGTCATGAAAAACAGGCATAGAAGTTTTGTCGCTACATTTTAAAAAATAAAATCCTGATACATGTTGATTCCAATGTTGATGGGTATTATGGTGTCCTCCTCCTTTATGTGAAAATTCTTGAACCCAACATTCGGTAAAGTGTAAGCTATGATTTCTTAAATCAAAACCACACCAATCTAAAAATTCATAAGAACGCTGTCCACAAAAATCTACAAAGTCTTTTGCTTTAGGGTCATTGTTAAACGATTCGCTATGATTAGATAAACCAAAGTCATCTATTTTTACCCCAAATTGTTTATTTCTTTCTTTAATAGTTTTGTTCATTATTTTCTTTTGGGTTTTTTTTAAATAGCTATCTGTTAATCTTAACATTTTTGAAAGAAACATGGGTGCTTCAGCTGTCCAAACTGGAGTGCTAAAGTAAGCAGCACTATTAAATTTTACATTATTATTACTTCCTTCCATATTATTGAAACGGATAACCTAGATTCCAAATCACTAGACTATACCTTACTCCTTTCGTTACTGGTTTAACTCTATGCCAAACAAAACTAGGAAACACAACAATAGAACCTTTCGGTAATATTTCTGTGCAAGTTCTAGGTTGTCTAGGTTTATCAGGGTCTTGTTGTCTAAAATCAAATTCTAATTCACCACCCTTATATGTTTTAGGATCAGATAAAGTAACTGTTACTGATAATTTTCTAATTTTTCCTTTAGTTGGTCCTTCTTCTGCATAAGGTTTATCCCAACTATCACAATGCCAATCGTAATATTGACCTTTTTTATATTTAGTAAATTGGCAAGATTCCGACCAATCCCAAAAAAAATTCCACCCTGCATTTTGATTAGCAGTACGAACATAAGGTTGAATTTCTTTATAAATCCAACGATCATTCATCCAAACGATATTAGAATCTCTTTTCTTTTTTAAATCTTTTAATTCTTCTTTTGTTAAAGGTTTTTGTTTTAAATCTCTATCCCTTCCTAAACCTCCTGTAATAGCGGTTACTTCTCTTTTTTTTTCTGTCTTTCCATATTGAATAATCATGTCGCAAATTCTGGGGGGGATAGCAGATTGAAAGTACCAAAAATAATTAGATAAATTCATAAGTAGTAGTTAAAAATATATTTAGTTGTTTAGATTGATTGGGAGTAATAAAATATTTTTGAGTGCTAGGGAACATCACAAAGAAATTATTTTTCATAGGGATATGCCATGTTCGGTTGGCTCTACGATTATCATTATATTCAATTATCATATCGCAGGAGTCTTGTCCAACATCAACGCCATATACAAAGGTATAATCTGGGGAGTTTTTTAAATTTAAAGGTTCTATGGTATGTCTTAAAAAAGATGCCTGATTCGGCTCATACACATTTCCCCAAATTAATTTAGGAATAAGAGCTTTATGATAATCTAAATTAAAAAAATCTCTCATGTGGTCTTGCAACCAAGTCAGAGGTTGTAAATAATCTATTTTATAATCTAAATAAGTATAGTCTTTGGAATTATTACTAATGCGATTAGCAGTAGCATAAGATTGAATAATTTTATTCTTGATTGTATTTCTTTGAATTTCAAATCCTTTGGGAGTTTCTATTTCACCTGAGTATAAATCTATTTCTGATAAAACCACCTTTTTCATAAATTATCTATGCTCTAGTTTTTTTATCCCAAGATTTAGTGGATTCGTTCCATTCGTAATGGTGAGTAGCTTGTTCTTCCGCTGATAATGCAGGTGCATCTCCTGCTGGAGAAACCCATCTAGCTTCTGCAACATTCAAAGTCCAACTATCGTAAGGTTTTTTACTAATGAAAATATCATTATCTTCATCGTAAGTCATACCAATTCCTGCGTAGTTTCCTCTAAATGCTTTAGAGTTATCGCCAGAACTGTGTGTACCACCGCTTGTATTATAGGAAGTTCTTTTCCAGAATGGATAGTTGTGTATTCTTTCTAAAAATTGTCTGCCAACTTCTTCATCTTCAATGCCGTCAGCATTTTTACAATCTTTATCAGCGACTACATGAACTGCTGCCACTTTAGAATTTATTCCTATTTTTGCGAAATGTGCCATAATTGCCTCCTTATATTATATTTGTTTTAAAAAGTAAATCCATAATTTAATTCCTATGCTATAAATGTTCCGTCTGATGTAAATACTCTTATTGTATCTGAGCCACAAGTTGCACTAGCATTTCCTCCAGATACCGAAGGACTAGCACAAGCGGTTACATATCTTATTGCTACAAGTCCTGATCCCCCTGCTGAGCAACCAGAACCTCCACCACCTGTATTAGCACAACCAGCATCGGCTGGGGCTGTTCCACCTCCACCTGAACCACCTACTCCATCAGCATAACCTCCTCCACCACCTGAAAAATATCTTCCTGGAGCTGGACCTGGTGTTCCATATGAAGGAGCTAATGGACCTAAACTTCCAAATGGTGAACCAGCACCTCCACATTTATTAGAACCTGCTGCACTAGCACCTCCACCGCCACCACCAGCACTTGCTGGTACTGTAGGAGCACCTGGATTACCTTGTGGTGGACTAACAGGAGGTGTATTACCTGTACCTGCTCCAGTATAAGAAGTTGATGGACCTCTTCCACCTCCACCTCCACTACCACCATTAACACCAGGAGTAGATGAACCACCACCTCCACCTCCACCTGCTGATGTTATTGTTGAAAAAACTGAATTACTACCACTTACACCTACTTCAGGACTTGCTGGATTAGGAGCACCTGCTCCACCACCACCAACCGTTATTGAATAAGAATCTCCTGAATTAACTGAAAAAGTTTTACCTGGAATAGTTCTAAAACCTCCTCCACCACCACCACCGCCATGATTTGTTCCACCTCCACCTGCACCAGATACTACTAAATATTGTACATTGTATGTTACTACACCTGTAACATCTGACGTTGAGTCTTGAACTGATTTCCATCCTTGAGTACCATCAATATAAACTAGTGTTACGGATTGTCCTTTTGTGGTTAAGTAAGCATCTTCACACACACCATTAATTTTTGAACCACCTCTACCTACGACTGTTTGATTAGTTTGAAAAGTGGATTTATAATCCGCTATGGAAACAATGTCTCCTGCTGATGGACTACTTGGTAAAGTAACTGTAACTGCCCCACCACAAGTATTTACAAAATATCCATTTCCTGAAACAGCAGTTAAAGGAGATGTTTTGACTGTTGTACACCAGTCAACAGTTCCTGTTCTTCCCATTCCTGAAGTAGATGCTCCTGAAGCTATTGCCACAGTTTTTCCACTTGCTCCCAATGTAATTGTTGAACCACATTTGGAAACTAATGCACTTCCGCATGAATCTTGAATTGTATTTACTTTAATTGTACTTGCCATAATTTAATTCCTATTGATACCTATACCTAATCATTACTATACCTGATCCTCCTGTTCCTGCCGCACCTGATCCTGAGGTACAACAACCTGATCCTCCTCCACCAGCTCCACCTGTATTAGTTGTTCCTGCACCAGCTGCAACTCCTCCTGGACCACCTCCTGTACCACCAACTCCTCCACCACCAGCACCTCCAGCTGGAGTTCCTGTTGGAGCAGATGCAACGGCACCGCCACCTCCTGCAAAATATCTTGTGCTAGAAACTGGTCCTGGTGTTCCATAACTAGGAGCCGTAGGTCCTATAAATCCATCAGGAGTATAACTTCCTGACCCTCCTGCACCACCTGTATTTGGATGTGGACTTGTAGAACCAGCACAAGCAGCACCACCACCTCCGCCTCCTGCATTATTATTTCCAGGCGCACCAACTCCGCCATCTTTACCTTGTGCTGGACTGACTGGAGGAGTATTTCCACTTCCTCCTGGTTGTCCTTGTGTACTACCACCACCTGATCCTCCAGGTCCGCCTGATTCAGGTGTACCACCACCTGCCGCACCAAAACCACCTCCTGCTGATGTTATTGTTGAAAAAACTGAATTTGCACCATTACATCCTTTATTATTATCGGATGGTGCCGCCGCACCACCAGCACCAACTGTAATTGGATAAGTAGTTGCTGAAACTGTTATTCCTGCTGGAGCTACTAATGGACTTCCTGCTGGGCTTAATGCACTAAAATATCTAAATCCTCCTGCTCCACCGCCACCTCCCATATATGCTGGAGTACCACCTCTACCGCCACCTCCACCTCCAGCTACTACTAAATAATCTACTACGTTATTAGGAGCTGTTGGAGAAGCAGAACAAACAACAAAATTTCCATCTGCTGTAAAAATATGAGTTTTATAATTTCCACAAGTCACAACAGCATTTCCACCTGTGGCTTGTATATATTGATTCCCTTGAACAGTTGTATCAGTTTGGGTATTCACCCAACCTTGCGTACCATCTACATATACTAAAGTTACTGTTTGACCTTCTGTGTTCAAATTAGCATCTAAACATTCACCAAAAATTTTTGAAGAATTTCTTCCTACTGTTACCTTATTATTATCCCAAGTATCTTTATAATCTTTAAGAGCTACTATATCTCCAGCGGAAGGACTTGCTGGTAGTGTAACTGTTACTACTCCACCACAAGTGTTTACAAAATATCCTTTTCCTGTCGCTGCTGTAAAAGGTGATGTTTTAGCTGTAGTACACCAATCAACTGTACCAGTACGACCAAAACCTGATTGAGAAGCACAAGCAGCTAAAGTAACTGTATCGCCACTTCCTCCTAATGTTAGGGTTGTTCCTGATCTTGGTGTTATTGTATTTACTTTTATTTCACTCATAATTTATTTAATTTTGGTATTTATATCTTAATATTACGATACCTGAACCTCCAGCTCCACCTGATGATGAAGGTGGGTGTCCTGCACCACCGCCTCCGCCTCCAGTATTAGTCGTTCCTGCTGTTCCAGGACTTGTAGTATTACCAGCTCCACCTCCTCCAGGTCCTCCTGCCGCAGCAGTACTTGTACTTCCTCCTCCACCACCTCCAGCATAAGCTGTTGGCGTAGCCGATATTGAGCTAGTTGTTCCAGCTCCACCTGCTCCAGCCGTACTTGGGGGTGCATTTCCACCTGCGGCACTTGCTCCACCGCCACCTCCTGCTGAATATACTGGGGGAGTACCATACATTGTACCACCATTAAAACCTTGAGCAGGACTAACTGGTGGGGTATTTCCAGTTCCTACTGTGCTGGTATAAAGATTTGAAGAACCTGCTCCTCCTCCTGAACCTCCAGGTTTCCCATTAGCAGTAGAATTTCTATAACCTTCTCCGCCACCACCTCCACCTGTTGAAGTTATTGTACTAAAAATTGAATTACCACCTGGTTGGCCTGATTGATCTGGCGACGGAGGTGCATTACCAAAAGGTCCACCTGCACCTACTGAAATAGGATAAGTTTGAACTGATACTGTAAGACCATCAGGAGCTTTAAGAGGACTTGCTGTATATGGATCAGAGGTACATTTACCTTCTCTATAACCACCGCCTCCACCACCTGCTCCAGCAGCACCTGTTCCATAATCTCCACCTCCACCCCCACCTCCAGCAACAACCATATATGAAACTTTAGTTGATCCTGATGGAGTTCCTGCAGCTGATACAACAAAATTTCCATCTGATGTAAATTTATGAATTTTATAATCTCCTGAAGTTGATTCTGTTCCCCCACTTGCTGTTACATATGCAGGTTCTCCAGTTACATTTGATGTTGAATCCATTGTATTTTTCCAACCTTGAGTTCCATCTACATAAACTAAAGTGATTGATTGTCCTTCGGTTGATAAAACTGCATTATTAGTTCCACCATTTATTTTTTGTGAATTTCTACAAAGTGTTACATTATTAGTTTGCCAAGTTGATTTATAGTCGGCTATTGAAACAATATCTCCAGCAGTTGAGCTTCCTGGAAGGGTTACTGTAACAGCTCCTCCACAAGTATTTACAAAATATCCTTTTCCTGTAACTGCTGTGAATGGAGAAGTCTTTGCCGTTGTACACCAGTTGACTGTTCCTGTTCTCCCAAATCCTGTTTGACTTGCTCCACAAGCTAAAGCGATAGTTTTACCTGAACTACCTAATGTTAAAGTAGAACCGCATTGAACATCAACTGTATTTACTTCTATCTTACTCATTATACGATTACCAAAGTTCCTGTTACTGTTACTGTTTGTGTGAAAGTGACTGGTCCTGCAAGAACCGCACTTTCAATGATTAATGTATTATCAATGGTTGCAGCATGAGTATAAATTTCCTCACTACCTGGCTTATTACCAATATAATCTAATGTATATAAACTCATTTATTTTATCCTTATGTACTAATTGAATCTACTCTACTAACCCAACAATCAACGCTACTTGCAGCACTTGATTGTCCTTTTAAAACATCAGTATTTTGTATTACAACTTTAGATCCACTTTGTATTAGTTCAACTGAACTAGCTGGTGGAATACTCAAGTCTTTTACAAGATACCTAGTAGTAGAACCAGACTCAGAAATCCATACGCTACAAGTTACTGCTGCTGCTGTAATGTTGGCTAATCTACATCCAACAATCGCATCATCAGAATTAGCAGTCAAAATCGTTGTTGCTGAATTTGTAATCTGCTGACCTGTTCGTTCAAAATCCTGTGCCATTTTTTTCCTCCGTTAGAGAGCTATCGCCATCGCTGTTGCGAAACCTTTTGAAGCTCCATTAGTTATTTTACTTACATCTATTGCATTTACAGCTAATGTTATTGTGCCTGATGTTGTGATTGGCGTACCACTTACTGTAAATTCTGATGACCCACTATCTGCAACTGCAACCGAACTAACTGTTCCTGTATATTGAGGTTGCACTTGTGAAAATGTAATATTTACTGCACCTATACTACCAGAATTATCTGTTGTACATAAGTAAATTTTATCTGCGTTTGTTGTTCCTTCTTGAACAATAACTAATTGTCCTGCTAATTCTGCAACTGTATTAAAATCTGGATCTCTTGAAGCTGCACCACTTGCTGGAACAACATAAATACCATTTTCAGTTTGATCCGTTTGATCTTTAACTAAAACCTTATCATCGGTAGCTAAAGTAATTCCGTCTAATGTATCTCCATTTTCTAGGGCATTAGATAAATTAACATTTGCTGTAGTTGCTACTCTTGTAATAATTCTTGATTTTAAACCAGCTACTAAATCATCTACATAGCTTTTAGTCGTTACGTCAGAAGCACCAGAAGGTGTACCCATTCCTGTAATTGTACCCCCTGTAATCGCTATACTATTAGCTGCTTGTGTTGCAACCGAACCTAATCCTAAAGAGGTTCTGGCAGTTGCTCCTGTTTCGGCAACCCAATTAGAACCTGATCCGACAATAAAATTACTATCTGTTGTTGCTAATCCTGCAATGTCTGCAAGTCCTGCATCATACGCTTGAACATCTGAACCGATTGCTAAACCTAAATTCGTTCTTGCAGAAGAAACTGAAGCCACATCGTTTAAATTATTTGCTTTAACATTCTTTGCGTCTAGTTGAGTTTGTACTGCTGAACTGACACCATCTAAATATCCTAATTCTGTAGAAGTAACATCTGAAACCGCAACTTTACCTGAACCATTAGAAATTAAAGCTCTTGATGCTGTTAAGTCTGAAGAAACAATAGTAGTTGCTGCTCCAGTTATGGCAGCCGCTTTAGCATCTAACTGTGTTTGAATATTTGAACTAACTGTATTTAAGTATTGAAATTCTGTTGTTGATACTGTTCCATCACCAATTTTTGTAGCTGCAATTCCTGTTGGAATAGAATCATTAGTTTTAGATAATGCTGCAATATAAACTGTAGTAATCGCTTCACTTGAAAGTGAGCCACTATCCCAAGTTACATTGACTGTAGTATTTGTTGAAAATGATGAACTTGCAATCGTTCCATAAATTGTTCCTGGAGTTGGTGCAGTTAATTTAATTCTTCTTCCTGCATGATAAACAGAAGTAACATCAACTCCGGCAATCGTAAATGAAGTTGAACTTGCATAAGCATACGTTACACTTGCATCGCCATCTCCATATTCAACCCATTGCGAATCATTAAACCAATCTCTAGTATTTTTCATTAATGCTCTTAAAGCATTATTCAAATTACTAGGTAACATTCCTTCGCCAACATTAATGGTATTTAAGGAAGTATTATTGGCTTGGGTTGTTGAGTAATCTTTTATATTTGTTGTCATTTTTTATTCTATAAACCAAGAAAACACTTTTGGGTTTTCATCATTGTTTTTGTTTATTAATGTATTAGCAGCTTCTTCAATTTGCCTTTGGAAATATTCTTGTTGTTCCATAGCATATCTTACATTATCAATATTAACATTATCAGCCATTATCTTTGTCCTCCTCTACTTGCTACAAAATTAACGCCTTGTGCATGAGTCCAAGTTGATCCTGCTGCTATTTTAACATTTGCTCTAACATATCTTCCTGATTGTCTTACTGGAACTGAACCGCTGGTAACCATTGAACTATAAGAAGATGTGGTAGCGTCATCTGCTAATCGTTCCCTTGTTGTAATTGCAACAGTAGCTGTTGTATCTACAATGGGTCTGACTTCCGTTATATCTGATCTTAAACCAGGAAACAACTCAATTTCTGAAGTTTCTATTTCTGAATCATTTGTATTACCAGAAAAAATAGCCGCTTTATAGTCGCCATCTATGGCTCCTAAATATAATTGTCCTCCATCCCAAAACGAAGTATCTAAAGCAATATTTATATCATCTAAATTTGAAGATATTAAATCCATCATTTCAACAGTATAAGCTCCAACGAATTGAGTAAAAATAGCACTTGCGTTTGCTTTAGCAAAAGACCATTTTTCCGTAACATAATTATAAACTAATAATTTATCACATATTCCAGTTGTATTCGCTTCATTATCCCCACTAGGATATAACCAAATGGCTAAAGTATTAAAAGGGTCAACTGCTGCTACAATTCTATCAGTATATGCTTTATCTAAATCTATATCAAAAAAACGATTTACTTTTTCTGCACCAATAGGTTTAATTTGATCTCCATTTACTTCAAAGAAACCATCGTCTGCATAAAAGAAAACTCTACGATTATCTTGGCAAACTGTTTTTCCATAAACCGCACCTCTATTAGGTGATACTACGGAAAATCTAAATACTGTTGCTCCGCCCACATAGTCCATACGAACTATTTCATTTTGTCTAAAAACATAACCATACTCTCCAGACGTAATCGCTACAATTTGTCCGCCTGATCCTGGTAAGTCTTGATAGTCGGCTTGTTTTGATCCTGCTGTCCAAGTGGTAATATCATTAATCCCTGACCATTGAACTCTATTACGATTTGATGTTTGATTACCTGTTACTAAAAAATCCCTAACCACTCCTGATGTTCTAAAAACAGGGGGTGTGCCATCTGTTGCAATAGCTGAAAGATTAGCAAAATTAGTAGAAGTTCCCATTAAATAATATTGAGGTGCATCTACTCCATTACTAACAATAATATAATCTCCAAATTGGGTGAAAGTAAAAAAATCTGTATCGCCTCCAGTTAAGCTGGATTTTCTTGAAGTGAAAGCTCCTGAAGCTAATTGAAAAATATCTGTTTTAGTTGCAGCAAAATTATAACTGGTATTATTAGTTGATCTGAATGAACCAGCTCCTTTGGAATTTTTACTAATATTACCCACCGTACCTCCTCCTGTAGAAGCACTATAAGCTACTAAAGACGGAAAAGGTTTATAACTTCTAGCAGCATAATAAACATTCTTGGCTACATTCGCACCTGGATTCATAAATTTAGGTTGGTCTGGTAACCATTCTCCAAAAGGTAATTGCATTTATATTTCCTTATTCATTATTACTAACAACCACTTTTCCTTGTGTGGCAAAATTTCCTGCTACTGTTACATCGGATCTAGTTTGTAAAGGTGATCCACTCCATTGATCTTCTTTATCGTTTCTTTCAATTCGTTCTAAACCAGTTGAATAAAGTTGTAGCCAATTTTGTAATTTGCTTGGTTCAATACCACCTAAAAAATTAGCAGCATGATAAAGTGAACCATATAAATAAACACCAGGATGATTCGTTAAAATATAATTAGTTGCCGTACTTCCTGATAAAGCGTCAATCGCTTTGTAATAATTAAGGGTTGCTGTGTATGTTGCGTCAGGAGATGGAGCAAATCTAAAGTTATCTCCTAGTATCGTATAAACTGTAGGTCTGCCAGAAGTAGAACCGCCTTTTACTTGATCCATTTGAGTTGGAGCCATATAAGTTAAGGAGTATTTTTCTGCTCCTGAAGATATATAAAAATCTCTTACCTGTAAAAATCCTGTGGGAACGGCTACTGTTTCAGCCGTAATAGAATAATCAGTTTTAGAATTAAGCATCGCTTTAATTCTTAATTTAGCATTATACTCTGATTCAACTAATTTGATAAAATCGTCTGATATTTCTGTTGTTAGGTCAGAACGATTTAACCAATTTGCGATTGCTGATTTTAATTCTGTGTAAGTTGATAATGCCATTAAATTTTACCTTCTGCGGTTCTAAAATATTTATATTCGTTACTATTTAATTTTTTTCTTAAAATTTTTTGTTGTTCATCTTTAGACAAACCCCACCAATTATTTTGTCCAGTTTCTTCTTTAGACCAAATTTGTAAAGCTAATATAGGAATAGATGCTACTCTTTTAAAACTTTTATCTTTGGTGTAGCCATCGTTTAAATTAAGAAGTGCTTTATTATGTTTTAGGTGAGGGTCAATATTCATTTTTTCTAATACAGCTATTTTTTTTTCTGTATTATCACCAATAATAGTGGTTTGTTTTAAACCATCATTTTGAATATCTCTCATCTTCCTTGTCCTCTATAGCGTTTTTTACGACTGCCTTTGTTTGGTCTTTTTGCATGACGACCTTTTCTTTTTTTTGTAGTTCGCTTAACATAATTGTTTACACCCCATTTCGGAGCTTTACCCATTATGACATTTCAGTAACGTAGCAATCACCAGAGCCAATCGCAGCAAATTTCACACCTTGTTCAGGCACTTTAAGTATTTCTACTGTTC